TCTATTTATATTTTATATGTATTCTTCATTCATTTAATTGGTAATACTATTGTTATATCATTCGAATTACCATCAGTATTCAAAGAATGGCACTGTATAAACTTTGTAAAAAACATTGATACAAAAAAACCTTATCCATTTAGAATTGGTGATTTACCACTGATTTCTTGGTATGATAATAAATTCAATAAAACATATACAACTGTAAATATCTGTACTCATATGGGTTCTAAACTTGACAATGGTATAATTAATAATGGTTGTCTTGTATGTCCCTTTCACGGTATGCAGTATTCGGAAGAAAAATCATTCGGAAAAACTATGATATACCAAGATAAACTATGGTGGAGTTATGAACCATCAACATGTAAACCTCCTTCAACGCCATTTTATAATAACAAAGATTATTCAGCGACGAATATTTGTATTGACGTTGATGCAAACATTATTGATTGCGTTTTAAATACAATGGATGTAAATCATCCGCAAAATTATAATATGCTAATACCTCCTAAAAGGATTAAAATATTCAAGTATGTTGACAAAAACAAAGTAGGTGTATCCTTTAAGCACAAGGTATATATTAACAAAAACAAGGGAATAACTGAAAATATTAATTATTATAATATGTTCAAGTATCCATATAATACTTGGATAAGAACTACATTGCCTAATAAACAGCAATCAATTATGAATATTGATTTTACACCAATCGGTATTGATAAAACGCGATGGTTTATCACTATGAAAAATAATAAGGAGACAAGGAATATATTTACAAAACCGTTTATGTATTATTACGCAAATCAATACAGAGAATTGCTCAATAATAACCAAGCTTTACATACTGACCTCAAAAAATTAGTAATAAGACAGGATGTTTTGGCAAATGAAAATCATTTAGATGATATTTACAGAATGTTTGAAAAATATAAATATCCTGATAATAATATGGTTTGTAATTTATATAAATATCACAAGAAGAAATTATATGATAATGATAAAGAATTATAAATATAAAAATTGATACTCTGCGATTACTTAAATAAATAACAAATTAACTATACATTCAACAATGACAAATAAAATAGTTTCCTGTTTGATTGTTGCTTCAAGCTGTATCAATTATTCAATTGGTATTAATAAACCGCATATAATAAGATGTAATAGTTCTCCTAATCTTCGCCTCCTATATAATACTACTTCAACATCTCTCACAACAACAACATACGATGTAAACAATAATATTATATCATACGATGCATATAAATCTATAATTTATAATAAATACAAAAGGAACCTATATCTTCGTTCGAAAGAAAAATATACACTGGATGATGCAAAATAAATAATATAAGACTAATATTAGACTATATATATAAATATTTAAATGTATCAGACAAGCATTAGAAATAAAAAAAAAATAAGTCAATTTAACAAGGTTAGTAATAATAACTATAATATTGACAAAGAATACGAAGTATTTGCATATGTAATTAAATTATTGGGAAATTGCAGAGCTCTCGTATTATGCGATAATGGCAATGAAGCAATTGGTGTAATTAGAGGGTCAATGAGGAGGTTTAATAAACGTGTGTTAATAGAAACAGGTGATATTATTGCTGTTTCGATGAGAGATTATCAAAATAATAAGGTTGATATTGTTCATAAATATAATATGGAACAGTGCAAAATTCTTATTAATAACAAAGAGATTTCCGACACATTGATAAATGCATATAACAGGGTTAATATGAATACTATTAATAATGCAAATGATGCTAATATAATTTTTGATGATGTATCGGAAGTTGTATTAACAAAAAAAGAAGAAGACTATACAAATAGTATATTCGTGTTTAATAGCGAAGATGAAGATGATAATGAGGAAGACGACGAAAGTATATAGAGAGAAATAATTTAATTATCTTATTTTTTAATTTATTAACAATATATATAAATAAATTCTAATAAAAAAAACATATCTAAAATATAGAGATATATAATATTTTTTAATTAAAATGATATTTGATGACGAATATACTGGATTTAGTATTGCATATAGTAAGGATTTTTCTTCAATAAAAATAACAGGTTCTATTAAAAATATTAATTTATATAATAATGTGCTATTAATTGCACCGAACCCAATCGACCGTATGACAAATTATTCTGGTTCTGGGCTCCCTTTTCCAAATTATGAAATTGCTTTTGATAATACTCCAAACGTTCATAATATAGATAGTTCTGGATTGTTTGACATATTTTTTAAATATCCAAATAGTTTCTATATACCTGATGGAATAAACTTAATTAAACCTTCAATCTATTTTGCTTTTACTGATAATAACAATAATTCGTTCCGTATTCAATATGAATTGCACGATATTAATGCTCTACGAACATTAGTTAACAGAGCTTCTCGAAAGGGCCCCGAGTTTTATGGAGCAAAAGATTATATTTTACCAATAGATAATGCGGAGAAGGTTATGTATGCATATGCTCGCGCAAAAATAGAGCATGATATTGGCTAATATGGTAATGTTAAACAACCCTATTATTTATTAGTAATAAATTTGTATTATTTTTTTGCGATATTTTAAAAAAATGATTATCAACTTTAAATTTATATAGTAAAGCCATAGATTGTTTTGAAATCAAATAATCTATTGTACTGCCAATCGCACATCGTTGAAGTTTGAGTTTAAGTATCTATCCGAAGTAGTTGCAAAGCAAAAGTTTGTGTTTTACGAAGAGTTTGAGAGAGACAATGACTGATAATGTCAAAATCACCTTCTCTACCGAGCGTATTAAATATATTGTATATGAAAATATTAAGAACCTCGTATTTGAAAACAAGGGGATTGTATATGGAGGTTTTGTTAGGGACTTCATTATTTGCGACCATTATAAAAGGTTATATAATCAAACAAATAGTTATAACACAAGTGCTTTCTGGAATAAATTAATTCATCCAGAAACAGCACCGCGCACTATTGTTGCAAATGATATTGATGTATGTATGTATTCTGACGAGGATGTTTTAAAATTTATTGCGGATTTGCAAAATCTGTTTTGTTTAGATGCTGGATTTGACAATATCACATCGTCGAATATTGTTGTTGATAGTACCATGAAATACTTTGGCGCACCTATAACAACACACCGAAAAATTAACTACAAAATTATTGTTGGTAAAATTCCTTATGTGTTTTGCGGTGTTGAACTATCATTTGATATTGATATAATAATACCTAAAAATAGTAATAATCAACCTCCTTTCTACAAAACAGATTTGCTGTCAAATATCTTTCTAATGAATAAAGAAGGCATTGTTATATCAAAGAATACAGGAACTATAATTGACAGGATGTGTCTACTGGATAAGCAGAAAATAACCCACCTAATTATGAAGGATATTGTGGAGTTTAAAACGCAATTTGCAATAAGGGATAAATGCTACTTTGACCATAATTCGGGGAGCTTTCTTTATAATTGCGAAGTATATCATCGTATTCACAAGATGATGTTTAGAACTTTCAAATGGAATATCACAAACCTTCCATTTGAAATATGCGATTTCCAAGCTAATAATTCCACAACTATTTGTGGTATTTGCTTGTCTAACTTTAAAAAGAAAAATAAAATAATAAAGATGTATAATGACAATTCGACAAAAACAGAAAAGGTATGCTCTATGGTGCATGATTATTGCCTATTTAAATATTTTGAGACCCAGATAGAAACAAGTAAGAATAACAAGATGAATAGTACAGATGAGTTTGAGTTCAGATGTCCTATGCGCAATATTATAAATTTCAAATTACATTCTGATAATATAACGGAAACTATCAACAACAAAATGAATGAATAAATTAGGGAGAGGTAAGCGATACCCCCCGTGTAAATTAGTCTTGTAGTCTTTGTTATTTGTTATAGGATATTTATATATTATTTTTTATTTATATAATATTTTATTTACAACACTTCCAAATGTATAACTTACTAATGATATTAATACTATTATTATTAAATTAGATATTTTTGATACATAAAAAATATCACAATGCTCCATGATATGCAGATATGCTTCGAATATCATTATTTTTACAAACATCCCAAGGATTATTTCAAACCCAAATAATAAACCAAGCAAGAAATTAACTATAATATGCAAAACTAAATATACCTTGTTTTCAATAATATTATTTGCATGGTTGGGATAAAAAAATATATCTATATCGTGTATATTAAATACACATCTTAATATTGTAAATGATATTGTTACTGTAAAAATCACAGTTAAATATATGTAAAAATATATTGAATTCATATTTATTCTATATTCTACTATGATATAAATAATATAAATAATGTTTACAAAATATAATATGATTTATATTTTGCATTTGGTATGTTTTTTTTATATATCAATTCAATATCTTTGTTGATATTATAATTAGAATAATAGAACAGAATATGATTTGATAATATATCCTTGACGAACACGTTTTTATAATATTCTTTTATTGTCCTCGATTTAATTGATAGTATTTTTTTAAGTATGTCCTTTGTTTTCACGATGTCCTTGTAAAATAACAATTGGTCTTTGTATTTGTCGTTATATGATGTTAAATTATTGAACTTTGCATTCTCAAATAAATATTTGAAATGTGTTTTTGCTTCCTTTATATGCATATCATTTATATCATAAGTTTTCAAAATCTCAATAAACTTTTCGATAAACAAAAGCATATTACCATTTTGACATTGCGATGATATATTATAATAGGACATCTTTGGATTATAATTATCAATATTAACAGATAATCTGATATTGTAAATTATTCCAAGTTCTTTGCGAAATATTTTGTAAAATATGCCACTATCAATATTAAATAGAATACGCCTAATATAATATGATAATATCAAATGTTCTTCGGAAAGGAATTCAATCATCTTTGATATTTGCAATATTATAGAGCTACTTGCAATTATATGATCATTCTTAATATTAACTATTTGCAAATTTTTATTTTTAATTATAAGCTCTGGATATACAAACCTGGATTTTTTCTTTTTTATAATGCCAAAATATTTTTTGACATTCTTTATAGTTTCATTGACCTTGCTCGAAGGGCACGTTATAGTTACAACTAAATTATCTGTATTTAAATGAGATTTAATGAATTGTGATATTCTCCTATTATCAAAATGTTTAATATATTTTATCTGCTTCTTGTAATCGGCAATATATGAATATTTGGAATATAAAAATTTGAATATATTAAAATTAAATTTGTAATTAGAATTGGATATCGAGGTCATTAATTCTTGGACAACTGCTCCCTTTTCCTTGATTTTAATATCATTTTCAATATAAAATTTATTAATGGTATTTGATAATATATCCATATAAAACTCTAAATCAACTGCAAGACCCGATATATATAGCTCCATTTCATAATCATAAACTGTTGCATTATGCACACCGCCTCTCTTATATATTTCATCACTAATATATGTGGCATCTTTGTATTTTTGTGATGTTAAACACGCCAATAAATGCTCGCAATAATGCGTTAAACCCATCTCGTCTTTCTTTTCTTGATAGCGCCCTAATAAAAAATTTGTTGATATATAAGTTAATTTTGTTTTTAACGGCACTATTATAACTCGAATACCATTTTTTAACTTTAATCTTTTTATATTTATGTCCATATATAGGTATATTATGAATAACTTATCTATATATTGTAGATATATTTACATATCCATAGGGAAACATAATTGAATATGATTTACAATCACATTTATATAAATGTAATATAATTCGTAATATTCTAATTCGATAGTACTATTAAACATATTGAATATTAAGTATAACTCTATAATTTTTGGTATATGCACAGTATATTTACAAAGATATGATAGAAATATTGTTGGAACAATAATTGACGTATATAATACAGGATTGTCCGTGTTATATTTTAAAAACATATGTGTAAATTGAAGCATATAAAGGAATTTATAAAAATAATAATCTCTTTTGAAAAGATTATTAATTTCACCATTATAATAGTATATTGCATCAAACCATTTCAAATAATGCACAAATGAACTGCCATATAAAAACACGGAATGATGAGTGTTTAGAGACATATAATATAAATAAATCAAGTATTGGATATTATTATTGCCAATATAGTATTCAAAATCGTGATATACTTTTGTAGATAATATCATAACATTTGCTATGTATTTTTTACAACCGCTATTTGGCACGATAGTAAATAAAAATAGGTCTCTAAATAATTTATTATACATTATTGAAAGCTTGCTTAAAATGAAACCAAATACCATTGCCCGTTGAGGATATACGCAATAATGTATTTTTAAAATCACCCTATATTTATTACAATTATTACTGTGAATACCGTGAATACCGTGAATACCGTGAATACCGTGAATACCACCACATATGTTATTGCGAATTATTGGCGTTATATAATGGCATTCTCTATGGAAGTCAAACCCGACAACATCCCCTGTTTTTATTATATAGGTTTCAGGTATTATATTAAATACGGTCATAATATCTTTATTATCGTCGAGACCAACAATAACTCTATAACAAGAGGCAAACGGGATATAATAGAATGGTCCATCAATATGCCTTGTATAAAAAATATTATCGGATGCATTTTTTACGAAGTTCTTGTTATTATTTGACGGGGGTGATACGTATATTTCGTTCATATCATGTAATATATCAATTGCATAATCGCTTCCTAACGATTTTTTAAACATTTCTTTTATTTTCCTATTCTTTGTAATATCGTAAAATAGGTCCTTTATATTTGGTGGTAAATCTTTGTACCACCAATGCGTTGATGTTTTAACAGATGGTTCTTGATTAATTACCCAATCTCTAATATTATTTAGAATATAACTATCATCTGCATTATTTAATTTACAGTTATAAACTCGCGACCTTTGATATTTCCAAGGTAAATTTAAAAACATATTATATTATATTTATGTATTATTTTATTTATGTATTATTTAATTATATTAAAAAATAAAAATTGATACATAAGGATTAGTTAATATTAATTAAAATCAAAGATTATAATCTAATCATGAGCACCGAACAAACTACTGTGTCTGCATACACTTGTACTGAGAATGGAGGTATTGCACTGGATACTTCTGGAAGCATTATTATTGACTATTTTATGATGTATACACGCAATCTTACGGAAGAGCAAAATTATAAGTATATTGAAAAGTGTTGGAGTATTAGCCCTGTGAAAACTGTTGCAATCATCTTTAACGGACGTGATAGATTAACAGGAAAGAAGGAGAAAAGAGTTTCTAACCAGGCAATGTTGTGGTTAAGAGAACACAAGCCTTACACATATATGAATAATATTCTTACATATGTTAATAAATATGGGCGTTGGAAGGATTTACTTTATATCTGCTACGAAAATAGTGCGGGTGGAATGTTAAGTAAAAATTACGAATTAACATTATTTGCTGATAAATTAATGGAAGACGTTTCAAACTTGAAAGACAATGAGAATAAAGAGGAAGGTGAAGAAAATAAAGAAAGTGAGAAAAAGGTTAGCAATATCTCTCTATGCGCCAAATGGGCACCTAGCGAAAATGATAGAAATGATAGTCGCAAGCATTTTGCAAAGAAGATTGCAACAATCATATTCGGAAAAGAAGATAATAAAAAGATGGAAAAATATAGGAAAGAATATCTTGCTCCTTTGAGGAATAAAATTAATATCGTAGAAAAGCTTATATGTAATAATGAATGGGACAAAATTAATTACGAGTGTGTTCCTGGTGTTGCATCAAAAAGATTGCACAAAGCCTTTAATAATCACGACAGTGAAAGATATTGCGAATACTTATCAAAAGTAAGAGAAGGAACCGCCAAAATTAATGTTACTGGTATTCTTCCTCATGAATTGGCAAATTACTATGTTAATCTCCGCAATACACAAGACGAATATACTGAAAATGAAACGATTGAACTACAATGGAGAACTATTGTGGATAATGTTAAAAAATGTGGCATTCTTGGCAATTCTCTTGCGGTGATTGATTTGTCTGGTTCTATGTTTTCCGCTTGCAATGGTAGTATTCCTGCGCAAGTTGCGATTTCTCTGGGTATTATTACATCACAATGTTGCAATGGAATGTTCAAAAATAAATTTATTACATTCAGCGATAAACCAGAATTAGTATCTCTAATTCCTGATGATTTATACAAAGAATATACTGAAAAAGGTATTGAACCTTCATTGTATACTTGCTTTAAATCATTAATTGATGTAGATTTTGGATATAATACTGACTTTGTTAAATGCTGTGATGCGATTATTAAATATGGAAAGGAAAATAATATTAAGGACGATGATATGCCTAAAAAACTATTCATTTTCACAGATATGCAATTTGATGAGGCAAATGTTGATAATGAAAATAAATGTATTGAAACTGTATATAAAACTATTGTTAAAATGTTTAAAGCGAATGATTATACTCCTCCAAAGTTTATATTCTGGAACCTTAACTCATCACACAAAGAAAGTTTTCCTGTAAATTGTAAAACAGAAGGAACTGCGATGATTTCTGGGTTTTCAGAGCAACTTCTTAAAATCTTTATGAGTTATGACGAGTTCAAACCTGAACTTATTGTTAACGAAATCCTCCAACCTTACATCAAGGAAATCGTAATTGACGACTCTGAAGTTTAGGATATGTTAAGGATATCATAATATATTATATATGATTTAGATTATATATGTTGTAAAAATAAATATTTTTTATATTGACATCTTTAATGCATCTTTAACGTCTCTTTTTTCCCTTTGTTAGTTTAGAAGCGGTTTCCTTAACAAATGACCCAATATCCCTTGTAGTCTTTAATAATCTACCAGGGGTGTTTCGTATTGATTTTACTGGGTTCTTAATTACATCTTCAACTTCACTTTCGAAATCTTGTATCTTCATAAATAACGTGGTTAAAGTGCTTATTAAAATAGGTATTATTATGATAGTGAATAATAATATTATGAATAAGAATAACGAAATCATAGTTCCTATTGCAATAATCTCACGACGTAAATCTTCTGAACATTTGCATTTTTCATTCATTAAAAATCGCACATATTCAAACGCATAATATATGTATACTACGAAAGTTAGGAAGAATATAAATGTACCTACAGCTAATAATTGAACAACACCACTTCCCAAATTTTGCGCGATAGTTCTCATTGATATAAACGCAGTAATAAAGAAATATAGTAAGGCGACTATAGTAAAATTCTTAATAAAGGTTTTATTACTATGTTCAGAACACTCGCATCCAATAGTTTCTAACTTATATATATAACTCCAAATAATTAAAAGCAATAATGCGAATATTAATTGTATAAATACACTGCTATAAAAAGACAAGGTAGTATCCGTATCTTTCATTAATTCTCTATACTATAATAATAGAAATTTTTTATTTTTCAAGAATATTATAGATTAAAAACTTTGTAGAACTTTCAAAATTTTTAATATCCAATAACTTTATTTTGTCAATTATATTTATATCGTTATATTTATTTAATATTTTTAAAATCTGTTCCATAAATATATCTATTATATACTTGTGGATTTTTGGATTGCTAATGCATTCAATCATATAATCGTGTATATTATTTAATAATTGCGAAATCTCGTCCCTTTTATATTTTATCCATATAATATTTATATTATGTATCCCTTTCTTCCACTTAATATAATCGCAGTATAATTCATATTCATTATTCAATAATAATAAATTGTTTTCATATATATATTTGGGCGGTTTCCACTCATCATTATTTAAATAACTATCCCATAATTTATTAATACTACTATTTAAAAACTCTTCACCAAAATATTCTAATAATTTGATATATATATTATTATCGCAATCAGATACTTTGATATATGACCAAATAATTAAGAATACTTCATCTGTATTGTTACTATCTATAATAACCTTAATCTTTTCATAAATTAAATCCTTGTTTTTTTGTGTTAGTTTATTTAAATATCCAATCAAAGTCCTTTTAATATTAGATGAATCAGAGAAATCGGGAATAATAATATGAACACGCCCCTTATTATTTATATTAGTTGCTGTATCATATCCGCCTGTATTTTTATCTCTCTTATTAAATATTTTTTTTTCCCATATCATTTTAGGGTCATATAATGAATTGAAACAATTGCATGATTTTTTAAGATTGTCGGCTTTATTTATAATTGCAATTGGAACAGTATTATTAATATTATATATATTTTTAAAAACAGTGAGATTGATTTTTATTACTTTATCATCCATTTATATTATAAATATATTTAATAATCTTATATATAAATCATATATCGTTCGCATATAAAAATTATATATATATATTATGATATATATAATATATATATTATATCATGGATATAGATTTGAAAAATAAGTTTGTAGAAGGATTAGATGATATTTATAAAACAATGTTAATCTATCGAACAATTATCGTATGCAATGATGATATATTAGAATATAAAAAACTATTGGAAAAAAAGGATTTCAGTATTTATTTAGTTAATACACCATCTAACATTTATATTAACTATGATAGTTTAGATTGTAGAATTATTTTAATTAATGTTAATATATTGGATGAATTTTTAAATAATATAACTTCAAATAAATTATATAACTTTTATACCATTATAGCATTCGCACCTGAAACTGTATACATGAAAGATACAGTTTTTAAAGACTACTGCTACTATCCTGAAATTACTGACAATATAATTTAGAGAAGGTTAGATTAATAATATATCATTATGTTAGAATAAATGTTAAAAAATAGTAAGATTAAAAGCAAGAGTGTATTCGGGGCAAGCAAGAGTGTATTCGGTTCAATTGCATCTTCTTCATATATTATTATACTTTCAGTAGTATTTATCGCGGCAGTTATATTAATTACAAATAAACAGCAAATACAAGAAGGGTTTTTTAACAATAAATATACTGCAGAATATTATTATATGGAAGGTTGTCATCATTGCGACGTGTTTAATGGGTCAGGTGTTTGGGAAAAACTTATTAGAGAAGGCGGATTTACAAAAATAACGCTTAAAAAATATGAAAGGGAGAATAACATACAACGTCTTAAAAGTATGAATATTTCCAGTTTTCCTACAATAATTATTGTTGATAATTCTGGTGCTGAACCTGTAATTATTGCATCTTTCGAGGATGAACGGTCTTATCCTAAATTATATAATTTTATTAAACCCTATGATGTATAGAAGATATTTATTAATATATAAGATATTAATAAGGTATCATTATATATATTAATATGGGTGCTGGTTTAGCGCAATTAGTTTTAAATGGACAACTGGATGCACATATAACAGAAAATCCTAATATTAATTACTTTAAATACGTATATAATAGACATGTGAACTTTTCAATGCATAATAGGATAGAACCAGCAGAAAAGAATGGCATAATTGATTTAAATAAACCGACTGCAAATACTACTATAAGTTTTAAAATAGGACATCATGGTGATTTAATAAATAAAATGTATTTCTGCTTTAATTTACCTGATATATATTCATCAGATGTATATAGGTTTAGATGGATTAAAAATATAGGCCACATATTTATTATTGAGGCAAAAATTAAAACAGATGGTGAAGTTATTATAGATAGATTATATGGTGAATGGATGAATATATGGAATGAGCTTACAAATAAGGATGGGGACGAATATAATAAATTAATTGGGAATATACCAGAATATATATCACCAAATAATAATAGTACTACATATAAAATTAAAAATAATAAATTATATAATAACACATATCCAACTGCAGAAAAAAATATAATTAATACAAACCCTTCAATCAGAGGAAGACAATTGCAAGTTCCATTGAACTTTTGGTTTACGCGTAATCCATCTTTGGCGTTACCGCTATATAAAATGTTTGGACGAGAATTACATGTTACTATTGAAACAAGGGATGTTGAAAAATTATATCAAGTGTGGTGTGATAAACTAAAATTATTTGTTTCTCCTACTTTCTATAATGAAATATATAATCTACAGGGAACCAGTAAAATTACTATTGAAACATTTATAAATAATGATAGTCGTATAAAAAGCTATTTATATGTTAATTATATACTACTTGATAGCAAATATAGAGCGGTTGCATTAAATGGTATTCGTGAATATGTTGTTGATTATGTATCTTTTACAAAAAGAGATATTAAAATTACAGATTCAGGGACAGATTTTGAATTAACAAATTTAAGTAATCATTTACATGTGAAAGAGTTAATCTGGGTATTGCGAAGACAAGATATTATCGAAAAGTTTAATATATATGACAACTATACTGCATCGCATGTATATAATGAAAATATGGGTATATTAGACAGTGCAAAAATTAATTGGGCAAGTACAATAGTCCGCGAGGATGAGAACGCCTATTATTATAATAATATTCAACCCTATCAATATCATACGAACGTTCCCAGAACAGGAATATACTGTTATTCATTCGCATTATTCCCAGAAAAAATAATTGCAACTGGTTCATATAATAGTGAAAAAATTAAAACATCTTTGTACATAAAACTTAATAATAATGATGATGAGTCAGATATGCAAAAAAATGTGCTAAAAAGAAAGGAATACTCATATTTATTTGATTTATTAAGAATAAACTCACTATATGAAAAATATAATACAAGGGAAACTGATGTTAATTTCGAAGTATTAATATATTCGAAAGTTATGAATGTGTTTGTTATTAATGGCGGTGAAGCAAACTTTAAGTTTACTTAATAATTAGTAAGTAATAAATAGTAATTACTAATTAAATATTTAATAATTTTTATATCCATCTTTAATAAAAGAAAATGGATTTATTTGTAATATTATTAATTTTATTATCAGGATACATTATTAAATATTTAATAGATACTATAAACTCGCTTAATAATGAAATAAAAGAAATTAAAATGAAATGTATATCTTCTGGAAAAGGTGATATAAAGTTTGAAACAAACAATAAAAATCCTTCTGAAAATATTAATAATGCTTTAATTAAAAATATTGTATATTTCAAAAATTATTTTGATAAATGATAAATATAAAGATATATAAATAATAAACGCATATATGTCTTATATAAGACATCACTTATAATAAATGCCGCGAAAAGCAAAAGTTATTGATGATAAGACAACAGAACCAAAGAAAAAGAAGAATTTAATGAATACAATAATAAAGGATATATCTGTTGTAGACAACGAAGATATAATATTGCAATTACCTATATCAAGTGCGCAAATAAATAAGTTAAATATTACTGACAATATCTGCAAAGAATTTCCAGAGCCTTATGAACCAAATTGTTTTTATATAAATGAGAATAGTACATACAGTACTATACAAGATAATATTATATTTGATAATGATAATAGCGAATATTCTTTGAAAGTATCTCACAAGGATGATTTTTTAAATTCTAATAATAATTGCTATTGGTGCTGTCATCCAATTGAAAATAGGACTTATGGGATGCCTTATAAATATAATATTAAAACGGACACATATATATTATTTGGAAATTTTTGCTCTCTCGAATGTGCAAATGCTTATAATTTTTCTTCTCATTGTGGAAGCGACAAGGTATGGGAAATTAATAGTTTAATTCAAATGTTAAGTAAGCATTATGGATTTACGCATCCTATTCGCCCTGCACCATCAAGGTTTTTACTGAAAATATTTAATGGTCCAATGTCAATAGAAGAGTTTCGTAAAGGACATTATACAAACGACAAGACATATATTCTTAATCTCCCCCCGATGATTTCGACAAACTTTAGTTATGAAGTTGTAAATACTTCGTATCTTAAAAATATAACTGATAATATGCATATTAAATTAGATAATCAAAATATTAATGTTAAAAAAAATAAAAACACAATTGATAGTAAATTAAGTTTAATTGTTTCATAATATAAAAAAATGATATAAAGAATTATATTCTTATATATATGCGTCAATAATTACAATTTAAAATGAGCAATATATTCTTTTCGCCGTATAGAATTTCGACCATCACTTGCAATGCAAACATAGGTAATGATATTAATATAAATCTTGGGATATTATTTGATAATATTAAGGTTATTGAAAATGTGATTGAGGGTGTTGATAAAGGTATTGTGTGGGTTCAGTTTATGAAAAATGGGGTAGATGTATCGAAGGGTGTATATCCTAAAAAAAGGAGGAAAAGCAAGAAAAATACTATGAAAAAGAATAGATTTGATAATCAAGTAACAGTGATATATAAGTTTAGTGATAAATATATACCAAATGTCAAGATATTTAAAAATGGCAATATACAATTAACCGGGATCAAGGATGTGAAGGATACAGAACACATTGTTAATCATATAATTAATGATATTAAGTTAATTTACAACACGATTGATAAAAATATTATTGTGAATGTAGATGCAGATTATAAGTTAGATTTAAAATATCAAAACTTCAAAATACGTATGATTAATACTGATTTCAAAGTTTACAAGGACCCTGAACTTCAAAATGGTTTTGAAATTCGAAGAAAAGAAATACACAAACTATTTATTAACGAACCATATAATAATAAATGCAGTTTTCAGCCAGGAATATATCAAGGTGTAAAATTAGAATATTTCTGGAATATTAACAACCATAATAAAAACGGGATATGTTCGTGTCCTAAATATTGTTATGGTAAAGGTTCAGGGCAAAATATAGGCGAATGTAAGAAAGTAACAGGTGCTTTGTTTGAAAGTGGAAGTGTTTTAATAACAGGTGGTATTACATTCGAACAAGTTAATGAAACATACGAATATATATGCAACTTTTTAGAAAAAAACAAGGAGGTTATTAGGAAACCTCAACCTAATACATTAGTATGACAAGAAAAATTGTAATGATAGTTTTCTCCAGGTACACCATATGTCTTATAATAGGGACTATTTATGGTATTATTCCCAGGTCTATTATATGAAGGGATATGATGGCTCGCATAGAATTGTGCACTATATGCGACCGCGTCTGGTTCAACACGCGGAATTATATAATTGTTTCCCCATGGTTTTTTATCAAATAACACTTCACCTGTATATAAACCCGCATTTTTTAATGGTTCAGGTGCTTTTACATTTGGACTATAATCTAACTCTGAATACATTAGTTCATTCTTCATTTTTTATATTTATTCTACTACAATAGAAGGAATAAAATTTAGACAAAATCTATTTACTACCTTCTTTGTAAAATAATATAAAGATTAAATAATATATATTTAATAGTATTAAAGTATCTTCGTATTCTTTGATGAGTTCCCAGAAAAATAAAAGAGACACTAATAATGATGGAAAAAACAAGAAAGCAAAGATTACAAATGTTCCAGAGTTTGTTAGTGATGGTTTAGAAACCAAAGATATTAGAGATACTGTTCAAGATATTATGCTTTATATGCAAAATAATAAAGCGACAACTGAATACACCGATTTAATTAACAAGATTAGACAGGATGAGAGATTTAAATCATTCGAGGAAAGGTATCCAATGCTTTTTGATATGGTTACAAAAAAAGAGGGATTTAATTACGAAAGTTTAGAGTATTTTTTATCTATGCGTGATAAAATTATACAAAATGAATTAACGTCGGAAGATGCATCTAAACAAGTCGGACAAGTATGGTTTGATAAATATTACAAAAAATAAAATTTTCATTTTTTCAATTTTTTCATTTTTTTACATTATAATAATAAAAATTGATATAAGCAATTATTATTATGTAATAATACTTGCAACAAGACACAAAGTATCAATGAATCCCGACAATCAACCTTTTAAATTTCCTACCAACCTATATCAACTTGTAGATGAAACATTTAAACTTTATGAAGAACGCAAGAATATTTGTAGCGATGAAATGACTAATGATGAAAATAATTATGCCAACTGTCTCATTTTCATTTTGAAGAAATATCATTTGTGGCCGTTGATGAAGGTTAAAAAATTCAAAGGTCGTAGCGATATTGTTCTGCTTCACAATTCATATTTAAGAAAAAATGTTGAAAACTTTAAAGAATTATATGAGCAATGTAGAAGCGTTGTACTCGATTTTAGTATGGAATGTAATAATAATATTGTTGTAACATATGCAAACTCAATTCCTGAACGTATTGATTATATGAATTATATCAATACCGTATATTCATCAGATGATAAGATTTACGAAGCATACGACGGAACAATCATTACAGTCTATAACTACAAGAATGAATGGTATTTCGGAACGTCAAGTTGTCCAGATGCAAATAGTTCGAAGTTCTCGCATCCTACAAAAAAGCACGGTAATATGTTCGATGAAATCTTGTTTAAATATTACAAAGAACACTTTACAGCCGAAGAATTATCCGCTCTAACTGCAGAAGAAGTTTCGTTGACATTGAGAAATCTATTTGTTCAAAATCTTGACGCAAATATGGCATATGAATTCCTTATTGTTCATCACGAAAATAAACATATTGTTGATTATACTGGATTGCTCGGTAATAATTATATGGATATGTTTCACATTAATACAAAGCATCGCAATACGCTTATTGAAAATGATATTATATCATCTGTCATTCCTTCGCTTATTACATTGGGTGTTAAATATCCCTTGCCATTTAATAATATCAATGAAGCCTATATGCATATTAACGACCTACAATATAGTTATGGATTGATTGTTAAAAAAATTGTTAATGACAAAATTAAATTATATAAAATTTCGACTGATGCAATTAATTTTCGCGAAGAAACGGACCCTTGTCATCCAAATATTTGGATGAATATTATTTCGGTGTATATGAAAAATAAACAAGAATATACAATCAAAGATTATATCTCTAATTATAACCCTGATATTAATTTACCGGTTGATAATAACGGTCAAAAAATAGACCCCACATATCTTGTTCATACCATTATATCTACTATTAAAGATAGTTTGTATAGTTATTACAAAGCGACGACAAATTATTATCCTAATTATAATCGCTACAAAATGAATAAAGAAATGGATAAACAATTCCCGCCAATTATCCAATATCATTTAGCGCAACTTCGTAATCTGCAAGTAAATACTTACAAGGCAAAAATGATTAATATTGGAAATGTATATCATTATCTATGTCAATGCAACGATGTTAATAATATCAAAACCCTTATTCAATTCTTTGCGTCAAATCCAATTAATGAAATGTCTAAAAGAACATCGATGTGTTTCGCAATTATGACAAGTTTAATTTCTTAATTACCCCCTGTTTCGCATATATTTATATATTATTATTTTCATATTTATTTTTTATATTTTAAAAAATATAAAATAAAAATCGCGCGTATATATAGAAAGAATATATAATGGAAGAAAGTCCAATAGATGGGGGTCGATTTTATAAAAAACATGCAAAGCAATTACGAGGTCGCAAGAATATGAAAGAATTTTTAGGTGGGTTTTTACAAGAAGCAATGGAAGATGGCAAAGTTGTTACTGCTCCTCCTATTGAACCTACTGCTCATACTGCTCATACTGATCCTGCTTCTTCTAGTATGGCTGGGGGCATGAAAAGAGCCGCAATGAAAAGAGCCGCAATGAAAAAGGCTGCAATGAAAAGAGCCGCAATGAAGAAAAGAACTGGAGGCAACGGTGAAGGCCAGGAACCGGACGTTGATACTACATCACAAGAAGGTGGGAAAAAGAGAGGTCTTAAAAAGAGAACTCCTAAATATAGAAAAACCGGAGGCGGACAAGGTGAACCGCCGGTAGTAGTAACTACTCTTTCTTCTGTTCGTTCCTTCTTAAACCAATTATCATCAGGAGGTGGAAAAAAGAAAGTTGTAGCCCCCGCTCGCCGTCGTGTTGCTTCTCCTGCTCGTCGTCGTGCCGCTTCTCCGGTTCGTCGTCGTCGCCGTTCCGCTTCACCCGTTCGTCGTAGCTTCTTTTAATATTTAAATATTAGTTATTTTTTTTAATATATTAAAAAATGATATATAAGATAG